GCGACGGCGGCGTCGAACGCACCGACGAGGCCGACTTCGACACCGGCGATGGCGGGCTCGGACACGAACATCCGAACCGGTGCCCCGGCGTTCTCAGCGACCAAGAGGCCGTTCATGTCACCGACGATGATCTCGCCGGCGTTCAGTCCGCGGGACACGATGACGCGGAGCGGACCGACCCCTGCCTGGCCCACGCTGACGAACTGCGTGATCGCGGCGGAGGTGAGTCCGAGCAGGTATCCGAACCGGTCGGGGGCCATGATCAGTGCGTTGGCGACCCGGCCGGAGTTGGCGTACACCTCGGCGTACCCGGCACCGACGGCGGTCATGAACTCCGCGAACGTGGCCGTGGTGGCGATGGTGCTCGCGATGTTGTTCAGGAACGCCGATGCGGACACGATGGTGGCTGCGTCCGTCTCCGTCTTCAGCGCGTAGTCGGCCGCGATCAGTTGGAACCACAGGTCGTATGCGTCAGGCGTCGAAAACGTGATTGCCTGCCACGACAGGTTGCCGCCACCGAGGTACGTGCTGGCGGTCTTGGTGACCATCGACACGTCCATGCCGGTGTTCCCGGCCTCGGTCTTCTGGGTGCCCTGCACCGCCACGACCGGGCTGGCGTCGACCTGCGGATACGTCCACACCAGGTTCGTGAGGTTCACCTTCCGTGCCGCGTCCACGAGCGGACGGTCGGCGTTGATGATCTGGAAGATGTCCGCGACGTGCTGCGGGGGCGTCAACCCTGCGATGTCCGACGACAGCGTCGTGGCCGGTGTCCGGTCAAGCGACTTCAGCCGCTCGGCTGCCCGCTGGATCTCTTCCGGTGCCACACCCTGGGAACCGATGTGGGCCTGTGCGTGCCTGTTCTGGCTGGTGAGGATCTGGTCGATGGCGACCTGCCCGAGCGACCGGTACAGCGGCTCCCCGTCGGGGCCCGCGTCGGTCTTGCCGTGGAACGCGTTGGTGCGGCGGCGCATGTCGTCGGATGCCTTCCGTGCCGTCCGGTCGGATTCGACCTGGGCGTCCCACGTCTTGATCTCGTCGTCGAAATAGGCGAGATCCGAGCGGTACTTGGCGAGCTGGTCGTTCTGCTCCGGCGACGGTGTGTCCCCGTTTAGCTCGGAGAGCATCTGCTCCATCTTCCCGTGGACCTGCTCCCGGGCGTCAACCCTGAGTGCCAGGGTCCGCTCGGCCTGTGACTCGTTCATTTCATTCCTCCGAAGATGTGTTGTTGTCGTCTTCGGCGGGTGCCGTCACGGGGGTGCCGTCTGCCGACGGGGTGTCCTCTGCGGGGTGCGCCTCATAGCGGCTCGGTAGCTTGATGCCCTTCGCTCGTAGCCGCTCCACGAGTTCCGGGTCGATAGGTGCCGGAATAAGCGCGGCATCCAAAGTCTGCTCTGGCTCCTCGTCCTCGCCACGCACGGCCAAGACCTGTGCGCCTGCGTATGCGCCTTGGCGGCAGAAAGCGAACCCTCTGAGGTTGGCGCGGACGCGCTGGACGAGGTTGCCGTTCTTGACGTTCTTCACCGGGTGGAACTCCACCGACACACCTGGTAGCGCTCCTGCGTTGATTAGCTCGAGCGCCGTGTCGCCGTTGTTCGTGCGGTGGATCGTGGACGTGAGGTGGTAGCCGTCTGTTTCGGCCCGTAACGTAACGCCGTGCCCGACCACGTCTGAGATGCCCTTGCCGTGTTCGTAGTTGGCGTGGACACGGTTCGCCGCGTTTAGCTGGTGGTCGAAACACCCCGGCATGAACTCCTCGTCGTACTGCTCGAAGTCCGGCGGGTCAGCTACGCGTGCGCGTTCGTTGAATGGGACGATGCGGACGTCGACGGTGCGGCCCTCTACTTCGACCGCGGCCACCTCGAACGCCCTTGTCAGTAGCTCGGTCATGTCCTGCCACCTCCGATTGCCGTTAGCCCGCCTGACTGGGCCGGTGACGCCTTCGCCACCTGTGAGAGTTGCGGGTCGTCCTCGTCTGATGTGTCTGTGGGCTCCTGCGTGATATCTGAGGCGTCGACGCTGACCCACTGTCCGGCGGGGAGCATCTGGGCGCTAAAGGCATCCACGACGCGCTTGGCTGTGGGGCGTAGCTCGGTGAGCCACCACATCTGCATCAGCGCCAACGGGTTCTGGTAGGTGAGGCCGCCCTGCATCGCCATGTTCAGCAGGACGGACGGAACACCGTAGGCGGTGCAGATGACACGGGCGTCCCACTCCTGCGTATCGAGCAGGGCCATGTCTGCGGGGTTGATCCCGGAGTTCTTGAACTCCCAGCCCTGGCCCAACACGGGGGTTCCGCCGGCGCGTGTGGCGGTCTTCGCCATCCACGACGTCTGCGCCTCGTCGGCCTGCGTAGACGTGAGTCGGTGCTCAGCCGACAGGTACCCGGCAGGGAACGCATCCTGTGACACGCTGAGGGACTTGTTCCCGGCTGCGAGGAGCGAGTAGGCCCGTTGCGCGTAGGCGGCCAACGCTGAGGTGCCGTGCGCCGCTGAGGTGGGGTTGCGGTCGATCTGCACAACCCGGTTCGGGTCCAGGACGTTGTCCGCGATCTTGTAGGTCTTCTGCCCCTGCTCGTTGAAGTAAGGGATGCATGCGCTCGAGGGGATAAGATCAAAGGTGCGCGGATAGCCGGTCTCGTAGTCGGACGTGACGTAGAGGAGGGCGTACCCGTACCCGTAAAGCTGGTCGGTGATGGCGTACATCACGTCACCAATCCCGTTCGGGAACTGGCTGGGCGCGGGGTTGCTGACCCACCGGGGCTCGAGGGTTCCGGGTGAGCCGTGCCACCGGAGGGGCATCCCGCCGATCTGCATTGAGTTCTTGTGCTGGCACACGTTCGCGGTCCACACCCGCTCCGCTAGGTCGGCTGTTCCGACCAGTGAGGTGCCGTCCATGCTGGCGTACCAGTTCGGCAGGATCGAGTTCCACAGGGACATGCGGGTGCCCTCGAGGACGTCGGGCGGGTCGATGATGGTGACGCGCTCCAAAGCCTGGCCGCGCTCGAGCGACCTGTTCATCCAGTTGAGGAATCCCATCTAGAAGACCTGGACCGACTGTCCGATACCCGCTGCGGCGCCCAACCCGAGGGTGGCTGCGACCAGCGGCGAAATGTCCACGCTGCTGTTCTTTCGGGACCATGCCCACGCGTCACCAAGCGGCCTGGAGCGTGCGCCTCTGATGGCGTCCCTGAGTTCGTCGCTGCCCAGGTGGTTGAGTTCTCCTTGTACGACCATGTCGACTAGCCTCCCGCACATCTGTCCGTGCTCGTTGGTGTTGATAGTCTCTACCGGCAGGCCGACGTCACGTAACGCCTGCAAGAGGGACGCTGCGGGGCCAACACCGTCACAGACGACATAGGACACCAACCCTGTGTCGTACATCTCGATGAGGCGGGGTACCACCCACTCTGTTCCGGGGCGGTGTTCGTGTACTTCGGTGTGGAACTTGCCGTCCTGGTTCCGCCCACAAGCCACAATCGAGCTTCGGCGCTCGGGGCTCACGTCATAGGCGAGCACGAACGGGGCCTGAAGCTGGGACTGCGCGTTCTTGCAGGCGTCCCACGCCTCGATGTGAATGACGTAATCGTCGGAGCCGTCTGTGGCGGGCCAATCCCCGACACCCAAAAGTTCGACGGCGGCGGTCCTGGCGGCCATGCTGTCGATCTCCTGCGCCATGTGCTGCTCATGGATACGCCCGGCTTCGATGCCGGGGTTCGCTAGCGGCCACAGCGTGCGGTCCTCCACGATCTCGGCTGTCATTTTGTTGGGGTCGTCGTACGGCAAAGACCACTCATGCCAGGACACCCCGGGCTTCTCCTGAATCCCCCGCTCACGAATCCTCGCGAACTGGATGCCATACGGGTGGACCTGCTGATCCACGGCGGAGCCGGCGTAGATGATCTTCGGTCCCTGCGGCACGCTAGAGGCCCGCATCATCGGCATCTGCGCCCCAACCACCGCGTCGGGCAGGACCATCGCCTCGTCCCACACCAACAGGTCGCCGGAGTAGCCACGGCCACCGCCCTTCGTCCTGGCCTTGAAGATGATCCGGGCCCCGTCCGTCAGCCGAATGCTCTCCTGGCCGTTCGCGTGGACATACCCGCCGCGGGTCTTCACCCTGCGGTGCAACGCCGGCGCGTTCTGGATGAAGTACTCCAACCGGATCTGGTGCTCCTGCGACGTCGCAAACTCATGGGCGGTGTGCATCACAACGGGGTAGTGCAGCTCGAACGCGCAGAACCCCTCAACCACCTGGAGCACAACGCCTTTGCCGTTCTGGCGGGCCACGTTCATTCCGTCCTCCGTCGCAACCCACCTGCCCAGGTCGTCGGTGGCGAGGATGCCCTCGAGGACGAACCGCTGCCACGCATCCAACCTTCCCCCGTGGCTCTCCCACCAATCGGCCGCGGCCGTCCCCAGA